AAGGTACATTTGAAGCACCTACCAACACCAAGTTTGTTGGTACCCTGAACGGATCCATGCGTGTGTTTGTTGACAGCTATGCTGCTGACACACAATCAGTATTGGTTGGTTACAAAGGTTCTTCAGAAGCTGACGCACCAGCATTCTACTGCCCATACATCCCATTGATGTCATCAGGCGTGGTGTTGGATCCAAGCACATTCGAACCAGTGGTGTCATTCATGACACGTTATGGTTACATCGAACTGACTAACACTGCATCGTCTTTTGGCAATGCTGGTGACTATGTTGGCGAGATCGCTGTGTCTAACCTTTCATTCTCCTAATCAGAGAACAACAACCCAGGGATGGGAAGTTCAAGAAACCCGCTTCGGCGGGTTTTTTGTTGGTAAGTATTGCTATGAATTCCTGGCATGATTTTTACACAAAAATAAAAGACCCAACTTGGCCAGAATGTGTGAATGAATATGAATTTACAAAACTTCCTGAACACATTCAGCATGAAATTTTGACATTGCATAATGGGCAATCACTTGTTGCCTTGACTCAAGATGACATCATCGATATTTTCAAAAACAGCAACAAAGCAAACGATCACAATGATAGTTTTGATTTAGAGTATCTTGTGGCTAATGATTTCAAAGTTTTTTACAACAATAATTTAGATGGTGGAGGAAACTCCATTGGTCAACGATACCCGCTGATTTTGAAATTGCTATATCCTAATAGAACTTTTGACAGTTGCCTGGAATGGTGTAGTGGGCACGGAGTAATTGGTTTTAGATTGTTGGCTGACGGGATCTGTAAAAATTTGCATTTTTTAGAAATGTATCAACCAGCAGTGGATGCCTGTAAAAAAACCATTGCAAACATGCCCACTAGATTTGCAAACAAAGTGTCAATACACAAAACTTCAACTTTGAAATCTTTGCCATATGACATCAAGTTCGACCTCATAGTATCGAATCCTCCACACTTTCCTTTGCAGTTGGGCAATCAACTTTTTGAAATTCCACAATACCATCATCAAAGAATAACTGTTGATCAAGAATGGCAAACTCATAAAGATTTTTTTGCCAATGCTGCAAAATATCTTGCTGAAGATGGCGTTATCTTGCTGCAAGAAATATATCACATAGATGAATTTGTTGATATGATTGATTGTGGCGGGCTTAAAATTAAAAATATGTTTTGTGAAAAAAACAACATATTACCTTGGTATCTAGAACTTTCACACAAATAATTGAAATGCCCAATCACTACAATTTTTTAATACAAGGCCCTCAAACAAATTGGGAAACAGACACATTTGAAAAAACAGTATTGTCACTGGGGCACAAAGTAAAAACTTATCAACGATTCTTCCCAGAACACAGTGCAATACTAGGGGGATTCTTGGGAATCATTGACCGTCAACTGGATCAACAGCATGTTCGTTATGATGACCATCTAGCAGCCGCTGATAGGCTTGCTAAAAAATTACTAGACATTCCTGAATCAGTGATTTTTATCATGGGTGCAACAGATCCTTTCTGTCTTGAGTCAGATCAGATCTCAGACATCACTAGAATAATTGCACAAAAAACCAACAAAAAAATCATATGGTTATCTGGCGATTGTAGAGAATACCAACAATCAATACCCCACAGTGTGTATTTTCCGTTTTGGTTGGCCATTAGAGAAAACTTTGAAGCACCGCCACAGCAAAGATCTTTTAGATTTTCTTGTTTGAATCGACGACCAGCTCGGCACAGAGATCATGTGATGAATACTCTACAGAAAAAAAATTTAATTAGTCTAAAACTGGATGTGTTGTCAATTCGTTATCAATCAAATTTAACGAGCTTGGCCACACACCCCGATGATTGGCCCAACGATCACAGCATTGCACATCCAGCATATCAAGCACACTTGAACATTGTTACTGAAACTGTGCCTTGGGAACGCGGTATCATAACAGAAAAAACAACAAAGATGTTTGAAAGTGAAACTGCAGGAATAATGTATAATTCTCCAGCGAGTCTAGAAGTTCTAAAAGAATTGGGATTTGAAATTGATTATGTTGACCATGCCAGTCTCAATGACATAACACCAATTGTGGACTTGTTGACACAGTTACAAGATCCTCAAGACTGTGTGTCTTGGTATTGGCAACATATCAAACATCACCGGCACAACCGCCAACAGTTTGTGTCATCTGCCTGGGCTGACCGGTTTGATGCATGGTTCAAACAACAGTTGGCAAATATTTAAACTTTAAACCAAGTTAGATATTGTTCTATTTTCTTGGTTACTGAAGCCCAGTCGCCCATGGATGGCTGACGGAATATGCGTATAGTGCTGTACCAGGGATTTGAGTCTCGATCCAACATCCATCGCCAGTCTGTGGCAAACCATTGTAACATCAACCAGGTAGGACGTCCCATGGCAGCAGCCAAGTGAGCAGTGGCTGTGTCAACACTGAGTACGACATCAAGGGCAGCAATCAAACCTGCAGTATCTGCAAAACTCTGCACGCTTCCGGGATAACGAGTAACACCAGCGTCGGCCAATGCCTGGTCTTCTTCGTTAGTGACATCAACCTGCAAATTAATCCACTCGTATTGTGGATTGTTTTTGATCAAATCTAGCATGGTCTCAAAAGGCATACCTTTGTGTTTGTTCAACCAGGCATCTCTACGCCCACTCCAACTGAAGCCCACTCGCATGCGTTTTTTTGGACCCAGTAGTTTTAACCAGGCAGCAGCTTTGTCGGCAGCTGGACTGATATATTGCACTTGTCGGGGTAAATTTTCTATTGTAACGCCCAGCACGCCAGGCAAACTCATTATGGGAATCCAGTAATCAAACTCAGGAGGTTGGTCACTGTATCTGCCAATCCAAGATAACACTCCGCTGCTAGACAACAGCGGAATCAATCCATCAGTGGTTTGAAACAGCACTCGGGCTCCGGCAGCATGCAAGTTATACAAGAATCTGCAGAACTGTATGTTGTCCCCGTGCCCTTGTTCACCTATCACAAGAATAGTCTTGTCTTTGAGATCCTCACCAGTCCAGCGTGGCTGCTTGTGTTGAGGTTCTGTGCCAGCAAGATGTTCATATTGCCAACGTGCTTCGTAAGCTGGCCAGCCACGAGCATAGTCACCCATGATCAAATAACTCACTGCCAAATTAAACTTTGCTGTGACACTGGTGGGGTCTACTTCTATGGCATACTGTAAGAATGGTATGCCACGGTTGGGGAAGCCACATTCTCGCATGACATTGCCGTAATTGTTGAATGCCGCAGATGAGTTAGGATCTTGCACCATGGCCAGCATGTAGCATTTGAGTGCTTGATCTGGACGATTCTCGCCGCGAAGTCGGTTGCCTTCCTCAATCAGTTGAGCAACGTCTGTGATTATTTCGTTTGTTTCCATGGCAATATTTACAGCATATACAGTGTGGTTAATTATTTTAACAGGTCCATAAATAAAAGTCAACGCAATTCTGCGTTTTATGCGGCTTAACCCACCGCGTAGCGGCTAGAACCCGCATTGGGCTTCTATAAGGAGAAATCATAATGGGAAGAGCTCTTAAAATTCAAAAAACAAACCCTGGTGCTGGCAATTCAGGCGCATCGGTAAACGTAGATCAAGGGTATCCAAACTTTGGATCATTGACCAATCCAGTGTTTAACACACCAGTTCAAACACTTGACGATGCACAGTTCTTGGGCGTGGTTGGCGGCAGTGACACAGACAGCACAGCATCTGTAACTTTTCCAGAAATTGTTGCAGTGGCCAACGTAGCCCTGGCCAATGGCACAAACACCACTTATGGCACAGCCAGAATTGTGCGTCAAAAAGGTTCGCACAAGTTTTTGGTCACATACAACGGCGCCGCAACCACAGCAGGCAGTTTCATTGTGGGACAAGCCTACAAGATTCTCAGCGTGGGCACCACAACTGACTGGAATGCAGTGGGTCACGGTGACGGCAACGCAGCGGTAGGCGATGAATTCACAGCCACAGCAGTCGGGTCAGGCAATGGCACAGCATACCCCATGGGCATTTGCATTTTGTCAAACACCGCTACCCCAGCAGCTGGTTACATGAGCATTGCGTTCAGCACCGGTGACAGTTCCGCAGTGTATGCCAGTTACATCACCAACAAATGGGTTCGTGACTGGAACGGTATGACATATGGAAACTATGCTGACACTAACTACGGTGTTAATATTCAAAGCAGTGAAAATCAATACGTGGCCAACTTCTTCACAGACGAAGGCAATGTCACTGTGAGTGGTGGATCAATGGTGAATACAACTGCTACACAAAACGCCACAAGTCAACTGGCTCAAATTGCCAGCGTTACTTCTTAATTTGTAAAGTGTTAGAGTCCTCCCAGCTACATACTGGGAGGATTTCTTATGAGTGCAGCATTTGTTTTAGGCAACGGCATCAGCCGATTGGCAGTGGATTTATCAGTATTAAAACAGCGCGGAACCGTCTACGGGTGTAATGCCTTGTATCGTGAATTTGTGCCAGATGTGCTGATCAGCACAGACAAAGGAATAGCGCATACCATACAGCATGCTGGATATGCCAATGAACATGTGATGTATACTCGCAAGCCCTTGCCAGGATTGGGCGCAAGATCAGTGCCACAAAATTATTTTGGATTCAGTTCAGGCCCCATAGCAGTGGGGTTGGCTGCAATTGATCGGCATCTAGCAGTGTATCTTTTGGGATTTGACATGGGACCAACCCTGAGTAATCGTTTCAATAACGTGTATGCTGACACAGAATTCTACAAAAAAAGCTCATCCAATCCCACATTCACTGGCAACTGGGTGCGGCAGATTGTGACTGTTTGCAAAGATTTTCCCAACACCAGTTTTCATCGAGTTGTAGGAGATACCACAGCTGATATTGCTGAACTGCGCGGCATAAAAAACATGCGCCACATGCCCATGGCTGACTTCCTGGACCGTATAAATAACATAAAGGATCTGTAAATGAGCTCAGTCAAACGTGTCAGCGGTGATTATACTATAGAAAGCATTGGCGCTACGGATGTGGTCAATGTAAATTCACCATTCGTAAACATCAACGGTAACTTAACAGTTTCTGGCAATGCTGTGCTCGTAGGCAACATCAATGCTGACAAGATTTTCAATGGATCCACCAGTGTAGAAATTCCAATAGCCGGCGGCAATGCCAATATCACAGTTGGCGGCACATCAAACGTGGCTGTGTATGCCACCACAGGTGAATACATCACTGGTTTGATCTCGGCAACTGGTAATATCACTGGCGGCAATATAAGTGCAGTGGGCAACGTAACCAGCGGCAATTTGAGCATATCTTCAGGCAACATTGTTCTAACTCGAGCATCGACTGCTACCACATCGCCAATGATTAGATTTCAAGATTCTAACACTGCTGTGACCACATTGGGTGCAAACATTGGTGCCATAGAATGGTATACATCAGATGCTACAGGTGCCGCCGCCAGGGTCACAGCAAGAATTCAAGCAGTTTACGCTGATACAGATGGCAATGCCAATATTCAAATTCAAACTGGCAGCACTGCTACTCCCACCACAAGAATCACAGTGGTTGGCGCATCAGGCAACGTGGGCATTGCCAATGCTGCACCTTTGCATACACTGGCCATCACTGGCAACACATACGTCAGCACGTTTGCCAGTGTGGTAGGCAATGTCAATGCTGGCAATTTGATCAGTGCCAATTTAGCCCAAAGTGCCAACATGGTGATCACTGGTGCGATCAGCACTCCAAGTTGGACCACAACTGGTGTTGGTATCAGAACTGTGACCAGCATTTATACAGATTCTAGCACAGCCGTATCAGGCACAGCAACAAACAATCATATTCATGTTTTGGCACGGCCCACACTGGCCGCCAGCAATGCCACTGTGACCACCACAGATGCAGCAACTTTGTATATTTCTAATGCACCACTGGCTGGCAGCAATATGACCATTACCAATCCCTATGCACTTTACATAGCGGCCGGTAACTCATACTCGGGTGCAAACATCAGTGCAGTCGGCAACATCACAGGCGGTAACGTCAACAGCAACGACAGAATGTCAGCTACTGGTAATATTACTGGTGCCAACATTGTGGGTGTGCAAAACGTTTACACCACAGGCAATGTGATAACTGCCAATTTGAATGTATCAGGCAACAGTTCGGGCAATGGCATTGGTGTAGAGAACATTGTGTGGCAACCCACCACAGTGGCATTCAACAGTGTGAGTCAGGCTAATGTAGGAGTGTTGGGATTTTTGGCCCTGGCAGGCTACAGTTACAAATACGAAGCTTACATGCCCATGCTGCCGGACGGTGGCACCACCACTGGATTCAGCACACGTTTTGATGCAGGCACTTGTTACTACACCGTTGAAGCACAGACCACCCAGACCAGTGCGTTTAGCACATCAACGTCCAACGTTTCGGGCACAGCACCAGCCACACAAGGCATGACTGGCACCACACCCAGGACTGTGAGAATCTCTGGCACAATTTACAGTGCTGGCAATGCCAATGTGGCAATACAAGCACAAACCAGCGCAGCCAATCTCAACATTCAAAGTGGCTCATATTTGACCTACACCAGAATCAGCTAAAACTGCAAACAAGTCCTTTTGGTAAATACACTAGAGGACCTTGTTTATCCATGGCACAACAAATTATTGACACAGGTGCAGCAGCAAATGATGGCACCGGCGAACCATTACGTGATGCATTCGATGCTGTAAACGAGAATTTTACAGAGATCTACACCGCTGGACCAGTGGGTAGCAACGTTGTGATCACCGGCAACACCATCACAGTGACTGGGGTCAACAACAATTTGGTATTAAAAGCCAATGGCACAGGCAACATTCAAGCCAACAGCTCGATCATTCCCAGCATTGATGCTGTGTATGATGTTGGTGCTCCGGGCACCAGAATTGACACAGTTTATGCACAGTATTTTGTGGGCAATGGCTCAGGCCTGACAGGTGTTGTTGCTGGTGTTGGTCCACAAATTGCCTTAAATCAAAGCAATGTTGTGGTCACTTCGGGCGGCAATGTTGCCATTGGTATTCAAAACACCAGCAATGTTGCAGTGTTGTCAGTTGCCAGCGCCACATTCAAAGGCAACTTGTTGCCTGCTGCCAATGTCACTTACAATCTTGGCAGCTCAACACAGGCCTGGAAAGATCTGTATCTAAGTGGCAACACACTGTATCTTAACAATGCCACAATTACTTCCAATGCTACTGCTTTGGTGTTTACCAACCAGGCCGGTGGAACATTTGTATTAGCAGGTTCAGGGCAGACCGGCGCCAACGCAATCAGCAATGGTAACAGCAATGTTCGTATTGCAAACGCAGCAGGCAATGTCACAGTTGCAGTGAATGGCACCACCCGTGGAACTTTTTCTTCTTCAGGTCTTGATGTCAGTGGTTCCATTGGCACTACCGGAAATCTTTTGGCTTATGGCAACGTTTTAGGAACATACTTTCTTGGTAATGGTGCATTGCTGTATGGACTGCCAGAAGCTTACAGTAACGCCAATGTGGCAGCATATCTGCCAACATATTCAGGCAACATTCAAGCCAACAATATTACTATTTTATTGACCAGCTCAACAGTTGGCAATGTGATTGGTGGTAATTTAAGAACAACAGGACAAGTAAGTGCCACTGGCAATGTCACCGGCGGCAACTTAATAACATCAGCAGCGGTAAGCGCAGCCTCAATACTGGCATCAGGCAACATCACAGGAGGCAACATCAACACTGCTGGACTGTTGTCAACTTCTAGCAATGTAGTAGGTGGTAACATCAACACCGCTGGTGTGATCACGGCCACAGGCAATGTTACCGGTGGCAATATTCGCACTGTTGGCGTGGTTAGTGCTACCAGCAATATCACAGGCGGCAATGTAATTTCGTCGGCAGCAGTCAGTGCCGTGACTGTTGTTGCGTCAGGCAATGTCACTGGCGGAAATTTGGTTACAGCAGCCGCTGTGAGTGCTGCGTCAGTCAGTGCCAGTGCCAATGTTACTGGCGGTAATTTAAACACAGCCGGACAAGTAAGTGCCACTGGCAACATTGTTGGTGGCAATTTGAGTGGCACCAGTATTTCAGGCACATTGACCACAGCCGCACAAACAAATATTACTTCAGTTGGAACGCTGACCAGTTTGGGAGTCACAGGCAACATCACTGGTGGCAACGTTAATGCCACTGCAAACATTTCAGCTGTGGGCAATATTGCCGGCACATATTTCATTGGTAATGGCAGCTTGTTGACTGGTATTGCTGTGGCTGCTACTTACAGCAACGCCAATGTGGCAGCTTACTTGCCAACTTATACAGGTAATTTGGTTGCACTCACAGGCAATGTAATCACCACAGCCAACGTCACTGGTGGCAATGTATTAACTGGAGGGGCAGTCAGTGCAACCGCCAATGTAACAGGTGGTAATATTAATACAGCAGGGCTGATCAGTGCCACTGGCGCTATAATATCTACAGCCAACGTAACAGGTGGTAATATCAACACTGGCGGAGCGATCAGTGCCACTGGAGCCATAACTTCTGTGGCCAACGTAACCGGTGGTAATATCAACACAGGTGCGCAAGTTGTGGCAACTGGCAACATCACTGGTGGTAACATTCGCACCGCCGGACAAGTTAGTGCCTCAGGCAATGTGATTGGTGGCAATATCACCACAGGCGGATTGATCAGCACCTCCAGCAATGTGGTTGGTGGTAATCTAAATGCAGTATCATTGAGTTTGAGTGGCAATGTTATCAGTGCATTCAATGTGACCAGTAACATCACTGGCGGTAATTTAAGTGCTGGAACAGGCGTTATCAGCACAACTGGCAATGTGATTGGTGGAAACGTCAATGCCTCACTGGCATCAATCACAGGCAATGTGGTTGGTGGCAATGTAAATTCTCTAGCCAACATCAGCGCCACGGGCAATATTGCTGGCAGCTACTTCATTGGCAATGGTTCACAACTGACTGGTGTATTGGCCACAAGCATTGGCACATTGCCAAGTTTGAGTGTAACAGGCAACACAGTCACTGGTAATCTAAACACAGCAGGACAAGTATCAGCCACAGGCAATGTCACAGGTGGCAATATCACTACTGCAGGCATTGTGAGTGCTGCTAATGTGACTACCACTGGTGATGCATTGATTGGTGGCAATCTAATAGTAAATGGCACAGTTGAATACAACAACGTAACCAGTTTCAACGTGCAGGATCCAATTATCGGACTGGGCCGCGGTGCCAACAACGCACCTTTGGCGGTCAATGATGGCAAAGACCGCGGCGAACAACTTTGGTATTATTCTGGCGCTGAACGTTCAGCATTTGTTGGATATCAAAACAGCACTGGCAATATCATTGCTGCCGCAAACGTCAGCATTGCCAATGAAGTTGTAACAGTAAACAGTTATGGCACATTTGTTGTTGGTAACTTGTATGGCACAACCGCCAGCTTAACTGGCAACATCACTGGTGGAAATATCAACACTGCTGGCATAATGTCAAGCACTGGCAATGCCATACATGGCAATATTACCACAGCCGGATTAATTAGTGCCACAGGCAACGTCACAGGTGGCAACATTATTACCACAGCCGCAATGAGTGCCACTTCAGTGAGCGCAAGCGGCAACGTCACTGGCGGCAATTTAAACGCTGTTGGACTGAGTCTGTCAGGCAATGTGGTAAGCACATTCAATGTCACAGGCAACGTAACCAGTGGCAACTTGAATGCTGCTGGTCTAAGCCTAACTGGCAATGTTGTCAGTCCATTGAATGTAACAGGCAACGTAACCAGTAGCAATGTAATTGCAACAGGGTTGATCACTGCCACAGGCAACATCACTGGCAGCAACTTTATAACAAACAACCAAGTTGTTGCGACTGGCAACGTCAATGGCGGTAACATTGTCACAGCAGGACAGGTCAGTGCCACAGGCAACATCACTGGTGGCAATTTGAGCGGCACAAACATTGTGGGCACGTTGGCCACTGCGGCACAAACAAATATCACCACAGTTGGCACATTGGGCAGTTTGGCAGTAACTGCCAATGTCACTGGCGGTAATATACTTTCAAATGGATTGATATCAGCAGTTGGTAATATCACTGGTGGCAACTTGGTATTTGGAACAGGTCAAATATCTGGAACAGGCAACATCACAGGCGGTAATGTAATATTTGGTGCAGGGCAAGTGAGTGGCACAGGCAACGTGACTGGTGGCAACTTGATTGGAACACATGTTGGCAATGTAACCGGCACAACAGTCAGTGTCACAGGCAACATCACTGGTGGCAACGTGATATTTGGCGCAGGACAAGTGAGCGGCACAGGCAACATCACTGGTGGCAACGTGCTATTTGGCACAGGCGTCGTGAGTGGCACAGGCAATATTTCAGCTGGTAATATCATTGGAACACATGTTGGTAACCTAACTGGAACCACAGTGTCGGTCACAGGTAACATCACTGGTGGTAATCTAATTGGAACATATATTGGCAATGTCACAGGAACCACAGTATCAGTCACGGGCAATGTAACTGGTGGCAACTTGATTACCGCAGCAGCGATATCAGCAGCTTCAGTCAGCGCAAGCGGCAATGTGACCAGCGGCAACGTCAATGCAGCCGTGGCATCAATCACAGGCAATGTGATTGGCGGCAATGTCAACACAGCAGGCCTGATCTCAGCTACAGGTAACATATTGTCTGGCGGTGCAATCAGCAGTGCTGGCAATATTATTTCTTCAGCCAACGTTTCTGCACAAACATTTATTGGTAATTTGCTGGGCAGTATCAACATATCAGGATCAACCAGCAATAGCCAAGTGCTGTTTAACAGCGCAGGCATTATCACTGGCGACTCAGGACTCACATATGATTTTGCAGCCAATGCTTTAACAGTAGGCGGAACATTGGCCACTACCAACAGTGGTAATTTGAGCATAAGTGGTGCTGCCCAGGTCACTGGAAATATTACCACCACAACAGGTAATCTTATCAGTGGAAATGCACTGGTCACAACCCTGATCAGTGCCGGCGGTAATGTTACTGGTGGAAATTTAACTACAGGCGGTTTGATCACAGCAACTGGCAATGTGATTGGTGGCAACTTGACCACCAGCGGTTTGATTACCAGCACTGGCAATGTGACAGGTGGCAATATCACCACAGGTGGATTGGTTACATCCACAGGCAATGTGATTGGTGGCAATATCACTACCGCAGGTGCAGTATCTGCCACATCGGATGTTACAGGCGGTAATCTCCGCACTGCTGGTTTAATTTCAGCGACAGGCAATGTGACTGGTGGAAATATCAACACTGCTGGCATAATGTCAAGCACTGGCAATGCCATACATGGCAATATTACCACAGCCGGATTAATTAGTGCCACAGGCAACGTCACAGGTGGCAATCTAAGTGGCACCAGCATTGTGGGCACGTTGACCACAGCCGTACAAAACAACATCACCAGCATAGGCACACTGAGCAGCTTGTCAGTTACAGGCAATGTGGTTGGTGGCAACATCAATACTGCTGGATTGGTATCAGTCACAGGCAACATAACCGGCGGTAATCTAAACGCAGTAGGATTGAGTTTGAGTGGCAATGTAATCAGTGCAATCAATCTCACAGCAAACATTACAACAACAGCCAATGTCAATGCCAATAATATCAGTGCTACCACAGCGATAAATATTGCAGGAGCACGGGTAGCAACATTGGATGACGCGGCTGCATTGGCATTAGCATTAGGATAACAAATGGCAAATACTTTTACACGAAAAACTCAACAAAATATAGGTGCAACAGCTACCCAAATAGGTGCTTATACAGTGCCTTCGGCTACAACTACTATTGTGATTGGGTTGACTTGCACCAATACCACAGGCAGCGCAATCACAGCCAATGTATATCTGGCCAATGCCACCGCCAACACTTATATTGTGGCCAATGCACCTATCAGTTCAGGAGCTTCACTAATTCCTGTGGGCGGCGATCAAAAGATTGTGATGATCACTGGGGACAAAATGTATGTTCAAAGCAGTGCAGCCACCAGTATTGATACAGTAATGAGCATAATGGAAATCACCTAATGAGCTATCTTGGTCTTCAACCCAACACGCCACTGCTGAATACCAGCACCCAAACGTTCAGTGGTAACAGTGTGGCCACACAGTTTACGTTGGCCAGATCAGTAGCGTCTGCATCAGACCTAGATGTCATGATTGGCAGCACACTACAAAGACCTTTTACAGATTATGTTGCTGGCAACATAAGTTTGCAGTTTACTAGTGCGCCAACTGCTGGCGCAAACAACATCACTGTGACCTATCGTGGCGGTGCACTCAACAGTTTGAATTTGTCAGCATCAGTGTTCAATGCAGGCACAGTGGCAGCACCCAGTGTGGTGAGTCTGGCTGCCAACAACACTGGTTTGTATTGGGCCAATGCCAGTTCAATGAGTGTCACAGTGAGCGGCACCAATCGTGCTACTTTCAGTGCCAATGCCACTGCAATCAGCACAGACACCGGAGCCCTGCGTGTAAACGGCGGACTTGGAGTTGGGGGTAATACCATCATTGGTGGCAATGTGGTAATTGGTGACACTACTCAAAGCACCAGCGTATCAACTGGCGCATTCAAGCTCAGTGGCGGCGCTGGTATTGTTGGTAATTTGAATGTGGGCGGCGACATCACCTGCGTGGGCGACTTTACTGTCAACGGCACATTTACCACAACAGGCACAGACAGTTTATCAGTGACTGATCCTTTTATCTTTTTGGCCAATGCCAATCCTGGTGACACCTATGACACTGGTGTGGTCTCGCAATACTATGATGGAGCCAACACACGTTATACTGGTTATTTCCGTGACATCACAGTGAACAAATACAAGTTGTTTGGCAACTTGCTAACACAGCCAACCACAACAGTAGACACAACCGATCCTAGTTTTCAATATCAAGATTTGATTTTGGCCAACTTGAGTGCCACTGGCAATGTGAGTGGCACTTATTTGTTGGGCAACGGCAGTTTGCTCACTGGTATTTCAACTACCAGTAGCAATATCTTTAGTGGCAACACCAGTGTCTCTATACCTGCTGTGAATGGCAATGTGAATGCTGTGATCAACAGCACTCAAATAGCCAACATATGGTCAGGCGGTATTTCAGTGGTTGGTGCAGTGACTGCATCTACCACAATCAGTGGTGCAGGCAACATCACTGGTGGCAACATAGCCACTGCAGGCTTGATCACGGCCACAGGCAATGTGACCAGTGCAGGTAATGTCAGTGCAGGCAATGTGCTGACTGGCGGAGTAGTCAGTGCGGTGGGCAACGCCACTGGCGGCAATGTAAATGCTGTGACGGCAGTCAGCGCAGGTGGCAATGTGATTGGCGGCAACATCAAAACTGCTGGTATTTTATCAGCTGTTGGAGATGCATACGGTAACAACCTCAGTGCAGTCAACAACATAACTGCTGGATTGAATATCAGTGCCACAGGAGATGTCTCTGGACAAAATGTATACAGTCTGGGTGTGGTGTCTGCAGTAGGCAATGTCACAGGCAGCTACATCTTTGGCAATGGATCGCAACTGACCGGCATTGACGCTACCAGCATACAAAATGGCAACAGCAATGTGCGAGTGTATGGCAACAGCAATGTTGCTGTAAGTATAACCAGCATTGCAAACGTAGTAGTATGGGCTACGTCAGGTGAGTATGTCACTGGGTTGATTAGTGCAACAGGCAACATAACTGGTGGCAATCTAATCACTGCAAATTTGGTGCAAGGGGCAACACTGAGTGCCACTGGCGCAGTCACATTCTCGGCCACAACACAAAGTATCGGTATCGGTAACAATCAAAGCACCGGAGCCATAGTGGTGGGTGCCACAGGACAAACTGGCGAAATTGCAATTGGACAAAGCACTGCCACCCAAACAGTGAACATTGCCAATGCTGCCACTAGTACTGCTAACACCAAAACAGTAAATATTGGCCAAGGCGGTCTTGCAGGATCTACCACAAACATCAATGTAGGCCCAGTTAGTGCTACCACAGCCGCTGGCCTAGTAACATTTAATTCAGCCACCAGAGTGGCCATTGCCAACACAGGTGCGTCGGCATTGAGCGTGGCTGGCAACATCACCGGCGGTAATGTGCTGTTTGGCACAGGTATTGTAAGTGGAACCGGTAATATCACTGGTGGCAACTTGATTACCAGCGCCGCAATATCAGCGGCTTCAGTCAGTGCCAGTGCCAATATCACTGGTGGTAATTTGATTACCAGCGCCGCAATATCAGCGGCTTCAGTCAGTGCCAGTGCAAACATTGTTGGTGGCAACATCAACTACGGTTCAGGTATAGTGTCAGGAACTGGCAATATCACAGCAGGCACAGCCAATATTTCGGGTGGCAACTTGATTGGCACACTGGTTGGCAACGTTACTGGAACCACAGTGTCGGTCAGCGGTAATGTAATTGCTGGCAATTTAAACGCAGCCGGATTGAGTTTGAGTTCAAACGTGGTAAGTCAAATCACTACCACTGCCAACATCACAGGATCAAACATCATTGCCACAGCCGCAATGAGTGCCGCTTCAGTTAGCGCAAGTGCTAATATCACAGGCGGCAACTTAATAACATCAGCCGCAATATCAGCAGCATCAGTTAGTGCGTCGGGCAACATCACTGGCGGCAATGTGCTGGGCGGAGCCAATGTCAATGCCACATTATTCACAGGCACTACAATTAGTGTAACTGGTAATATTACCGGTGGTAATCTTATTGTATCTGGAATATTAGTTGACAATACTGGCAATCTTGATTTGCAGGCCACTGCAACAAACGCCAATATCAATCTAACACCCGCCGGCACTGGTATTGTTGGTATATCGACTTCACTCAGTGTCACTGGCAACATCGCTGGCGGTAATGTGTTGGGTGGCGCCAATGTCAATGCTACCACACATACTGGAACCACTGTAAGCGTCACTGGCAACATCACTGGTGGCAATGTTTTGGGCGGCGCCAATGTCAATGCCACACTGTTCACTGGAACTACAGTCAGTGTAGCAGGTAATGTCACTGGTGGCAATTTGATTACAGCAGCCGCAATAAGTGCTGCGTCAGTTAGTGCATCAGGCACAGTAACTGGTAGTGGATTTGTTGCTACAGGTGCTACTGTAATAACAGCCAACGTGACCAATGCTGGCATGGAGTTGGGATTATTAAACGCAGTCAACACACCATACATTGATTTTCACAGTAGTGGTAATGCCACTGCTGATTATGACACAAGAATTAGTTCTGGTGGCGGTGGAGCCACAGGCACAGGCACATTGAGTTTGACTGGAGCAGTTGTTACTGCAAGTGCAATTTTATCAGCCATTGGCAATATTGTTGGTGGCAATCTAAGTGGCACCAGCATTGTGGGCACACTGACCACAGCCGCACAAAACAACATTACCAGCGTGGGCACATTGAGCAGCCTAGCAGTAACTGCCAACGTCACAGGTGGAAATATACTCACAGGTGGACTAATATCAGCAACTGGTGCAATAACTGGGGCGGCTATTACTGGTAGCAGTTTAACGGTGTCAACTGGCAACATTGCTGGTGGTAACATCAACAACAACAACACCACTGGGGTGGGCAACATTGGTACTTCTACAGTGGCATTCAATACTGTGTTTGCCAAAGCAACATCTGCACAATACGCTGACTTGGCAGAATGGTATGAAGCAGATGCTGAGTATCCTCCGGGCACTGTGTTGATATTTGGCGGCAGCAAAGAAGTCACCCAGGCCATTGGCATTGGTGATGTGCGTGTGGCAGGTGTGGTTTCTACAAATCCGGCACACATCATGAATTCAGGACTTGAAGCCGAACACACAGCAGCCGTGGCATTAACAGGTCGTGTGCCCACAATGGTAGTTGGCGCAGTGCGAAAAGGCGACATGATGGTCACAGCCGGCGGAGGACGAGCACAAGCCTGTGCAGAACCTAGAATGGGTGCAGTAATTGGTAAATCGCTGCAGGATCATCCAGGTGGGCAAGGCATGATTGAAATTGTTGTAGGAAGATTATAATGAGTTACTTGGGAAATTCACCGCAGATTGGTCAGTATCGTAAAATGGACAATTTGACCTTTGACGGCGTACAACAGACATTTGACATCAACATCAGTGGCGTGCCTTTTAATCCTCCCACAGCTTATGCCATGATGGTGAGTTTGAATGGCGTGGTACTAAATCCTGGTGTGAATTTTTCAATATCAGGATCACAAATCAGTTTTGCAACACCGCCTGCGGCATTAACACCGTTCTTTGGACTGTTGTTCGGAGATACACTATATACAGGCACACCCAGCGATGCCACTGTTACCAACAGCAAAATTGCACAGGGTACGATCGATTACGACCGATTCAGTGTCAACACTCAAGCAACGTTGACAGCAAATCAAATCATATTTGGAGTTTAAGAAATGGCAAGAAAAAGAATATACGAGTACGTATTCACACCAGGCACAGCAGGTCTAGGCACTATACAAGTCCAGGATCGTATCAACCTGGAGGACTTCTTGGCCATATACGATACCACAACCAACACATCAATCTACAACTTTGGAGCACCCACACAAGGTGGTACAGTAAGTTGGAGTTCAGGCACCATTGCTGGGTTGCCCACAGCCTATGCAGGTGTTACCACACTGAACTTGGACTTGGACACCAGCAGTCTAAGCGCCAATGACAAATTGGCCATTTATGTGGAATCACGTGAACTCGGCGTACAACCTTGGGAATTTGGCATGGATGCCATTGGACGTGAACGTGTGAGCAATCCAGAGAGTTTGATTGACGCTGACTTTGAATATGGTTTGCAAAATACCAAATGGCAAAACGTCAGCACTATCAACAACATTCCTAGTTTCTACGAAGATGTTGGTGCAGATTTAGTATACAACACCAATGGATATGCCACATTGTTGAGCAGCACCAATTTGCTGACCAGCAATGCTGATACCAGTATCAACACAGCCGATGCTGGAACGCCGCCCTGGATCACCAACGATTATGCATTGATGATCAGCCAAACACAAGGCAACGTCACACCTTTTGTTACCAGTTATCTCACTGCCAATGTCAACAGTTCAGCAGAACGCACATTCACTGTGGCCAGCACAACTGGTGTTACTGCACTAGATAATATCATGCTGATTGGATTGCCTACCTCGGGTGGCACAACCACAGCAGTCAGTGCCATCACCAGCAATGCCACAACCACAGTCAATGTGGCCAGTGCTTCCGGTGCTGGTATTGTGGCTGGCACATACATCATTGTACAAACAGATACTACCAATATATACGAACTCATGGCAGTGACTTCAGTATCAACTAATCAACTCACAGTTGTGCGCCAAAGCAATGGCACCAATTCTTCATCTGCCAATATTGCCACAGGCAAAAACGTTTTTGTTGCCAGCACAATTGAAGTGGCACAAGTGCAAGAAGTTACAGATTCAACCACACTGCAACTGAACCGTGGATGGTATAATATTTCTGCAGCTAATTCTTTTGTGACAGGTTCAGTGTTTCAAAAGTTGAGCAGTAATGTGGAATTGGTCAAAATGACCACTGTCAGCACAGCGGTGAATGGCACACAAACCATTAGTCGCACACAATTCAACACCACAGGATTGACCACTGCAGGTGTTGGGTCACCCTTGATTCGTATGACTGGTATGTTCTACGGTGGATCAAACACCATTCCCACTGTCACAGTCAACGTTACAGACACTCCATTGACTGCCAACGAATACAGCAGCACACAAAACACTTCAGCCACCAATGCTGAAGGTATCAACATTGTGTATTTGGGGGAAACCAATAACTTTGCTTACTACCCACGCAGATCGGTTGCAGTAGCGCCCGGCTATCCGCTGAATCAAACTGACACTTCCATACGTCAAGCATTTCCATATACCGGTGCTGACTTTGACATTGCGTCAATGGCCAGTGATGGCGGCAATCCCAGTATTATCACAGTGACCACGCTGTATGCACATGGTTTGTTTCCAGGATGTCCAATTGTTGTGGACATGACTGGTGGTACCAACACTGAATATGCCGAAGGGTCGTTTATTATCACAGCCATTCCCAGCACCACCACATTCCAATTTACAGCCAGAACAGGTGCTGTGGTCAGTGGTACTTTGACAGCCAATATCAACGTGCGAAGCAATGCTGTGTTCCAATCAAGACCGTTTGATGGCGGTGTGTTAATGGGTCCCGGCACACCCACCCGTGGAGCAAGTGCAACTCGTGTGACCAAAAAATACTTCCGCTACCAATCTGGTAAAGGCATCTTCTTCAGCACTGGAACTGTGTTAGCACCTACCTTGGACGTGGCCAATGTTACATCTAGTGGTACTGTTGTCAACAGCAACATCACAATCACCACTGACATTGAGCACGGTCTCAACGCTGGCGCAACTATTACTCTAAGTGGTGTTACCACATCAGGATACAATGCCACAGGATACATTGTTACAAGTATAACCAGCGACACTGCATTTGTGGTGCAAGCACAAGGCACACTGGGCAGTGCAACTCCTGTGTTGGGGCAACAGCCTAGAATTAATGTCACTGCGTGGCATGGGGCAAGTATTAGAGCTGGGTTGTTTGACGACCAGAACGGCTTGTTCTGGGAAAATGACGGTATCACAGTGAATGCGGTGCAACGTTCAAGCACGTTCCAAACAGCAGGCCTGGTCAGTGTCAGTGTTGGTTCCAACCTTGTGACCGGTGATGGAAACTGTCGTTTCCAAGATCAACTCAACGTGGGCGACGTTGTGGTCATACGTGGTATGACACACAGTGTGGCTTCAATCACCAACAACAATCGTATGACAGTGGTACCCACATTCCGTGGGGTGACGAATCAAGTTCGTGTGAAAATGGCCTTGCGCAACGAAATTCGTGTGCGTCAAGCAAACTTCAACATTGATCCACTCAACGGCACCGGCGCATCTGGATTCACACTTGATGCCAGCAAAATGCAGATGTATGCATTGGAATATTCCTGGTACGGTGCTGGTACAGTTATTTGGATGTTGCGTGGACAAGATGGGCGTTTCAATCATGCACACCGTCGTCCCAACAACAATTTGAACAATGAAGCATACATGCGTTCAGGTAATTTGCCTGCACGTTATGAAGCTATAAATGAAACTCCTACGAGTTCACTGAATGGCGCAATTACCAATAGTCAAACCACAATTACTCTGGTTGATGCCACAGACTACCCACCAGCGTCGGTAACATATCCTGCGTATGTGATGATTGACAGTGAAGTCATAAAGTATTCAGGTAAAAATGGCAACGACTTGACTGGTTGTACACGTGCCGCAACATTTACACAATGGGCCGAAGGACAAAGCCGCAGTTATACCAGTTCAGCAGCCACAACACATGCTGACAATGCAGGTGTTATATTGATCAGTAACACTTGTGTGCCCTTGGTAAGTCACTGGGGTAGTGCAGTTATCATGGACGGCAATTTCAACGGTGACGAGGGCTTTGCATTTACATACAACAGAAGCAACTATGGTTTGCCAGCTACAGTTGGTGCCAGCCAAACAGCGTTTTTGATGCGATTGGCTCCTAGTGTGTCAAACGGTGTTATTGGTGACTTGGGAGTGCGTGATCTTATCAATCGTGCTCAGTTGACACTGCAAACACTCACAGTCAACGTCAGTGCAGGACGATACTTGGTGACAGGTATTTTGAACCCCAACAACATTGACTCAGCCAATACCACCTGGTCAGGACTGAACAATGCGGGTGGTGGCTTCCAGCCCAGTTTCTCACAGTTTGCTGTGGCTCCGCGTTATTCAAACGAAACCACAGGTGGCGTCCAAGCTGCTCCACTAAACACCACAGGTGGTTTTGCACGGTCAGGTGTTATGACTTCGGGCAGTTCTGTTAGAACGTATTCTGGATTGAGCCTAACCAATGTGTCAAGTTCAGGTTCAGGTGCCAACGTCACTGTAACATTGCAAGCATTGAAAACTGTTTACAGTGATACCACAACTGCTATTACCATTCAAAATCCTGGCACAGGTTATGCTGTGGGCGACACTGTGAAGATTCTTGGAAATGTATTAGGTGGAAGCACCACTGCAAATGATTTGTTCTTGACAGTGGCTGCGGTATCAGCCGATATCACCGGAGGCGAAAGATTGTTTGCTATCCCAATTCAGTCCACAGGTGTTAATAATTTGGACTTGACACAGATCAAACAGATTGGACAAAGTTCAATTCCTGGAACAGGCACCTATCCCAATGGACCAGAAGTATTGGCTGTAGTGATCACTGCATTGAGCACACAATCAGCACCAGTGGGCGAAATTCAGTTGAGTTTCCAGGAAAGCCAGGCCTAAGAACTCAAAGCAAGATATCTCTCTACAGTGTCTATCTTGCTTTGCACAGCTTCAATATTCACAGTTGACCATAAGCCAGGGTGCATGGGTCTAGGCCATTGACCACGATCAATCCAGGCGTAGCCCAGGTGTTCATCATTTAACACTGGCACAAATTCGTCAGCAACAACACACACCCAGGTGTTGTATTCAAACTGGCTGTCCGATGACGTAAATTTTTCTAGTGGAACCAAGCGTTGATATTCAGGCATTGAGCCTAGTTCTTCGATGCACTCACGTTCCATGGCACCCAGCAGTGTTTCTCCAGATTCTACCTTGCCACCAGGCAGTCCCCATGATCCAGGATGGCGTGTGTCGTTGCGCAAGAGATATAGATAACGTCCAGTGGCACTGCTACGAAACCAAACGCCAACGGCTTTCACAGTACGATCCTCCAGGTGCCTCCAACGTATACACCTTGATAACTTTTGATCCATGCATCGCCAGCCCAACGATACTGTATGCCTGTGGTGATATTTGTAACATATTGTGTGCTGTTGGTTTCAGTGGCAGCACGAAACACCACATGCCAGTAGTTGTTGCTATATTCAATAATGTCATTGGCCTGTGCCACAAGTCCACGACCGTTCGCACCTACCCATGCTTGAGCAGGGTCAGTATTGTTGACTGATCCTGTGTCTTCGGTCAACAAATATCGTTGCCCTTCCAAGGCAGAATCTAAACCGTCGCCAGGACCTGATGTCAGTGGATTGATAACAGCATCAATAGGATCTAGTGTATTTTGCGGGGTAGTATCAATGTCAACATTATACAGCATGAATCTGTCATCGTTAGGGTCAAGTGCAATGGTGCCAATTACTTCAGTGCCGTCAGGTTGTTCCAAACATATTTGACTCACACCAGGTCGAAGTGTGCCATACAGGTCTACCACAGTCGGCCACAACAAGTTGGAGTCTGGAATAATTATTGTGGGATCTAGTTCTGCGTTGTTGGGTTCTTCAACCACAGATCTTTGTTGCAAACATTGTATTTTGTTGTTAACCAGGACCACGGCCCAGTTGTAAGGTGTGATAACTTGTCTGGTGCCCAGTAATAAATCACTGTCGGTGACTGCATTGTGTAAATCGCCTTGTGCATCATACATTGACGCAATCACACGTTCTATCACACCCAGTTTCTTGACCTTGGCTGGACTCGACAACCAAATTGGCATGCTAAAAGTCAATGTGGCAACGTCAATAGGATTTTCTGTGCCAATAGGAATAGTTCTGCTGGTCCATGCAGTTCTATCCAGATACATCACACTCAGGCTGGTCCAGTCAATGTAGTTGTCAGTGCTTTGAATTTCTAAACTGGGATTGAACAGTGTAAGGATCTGCTCTAGCAACTGCAACTTTTGATTGGTATTTGATGTCCAGATATCCAATTGTATTGTGAGCTTGAATGGCACAGGCATCAAGCGTTCCACTGTGAATGCACTGCCTTGTGTGGTTTCGTAGGTTTCTGTTGCTGAATCATAAGTGCGTTGACGCACATTGATCTTGCTCACAAAGTAAGGCTCTTGCATGCGACTTTGTTCATAGTCCAAACCAGTGATATAAAATGTCATTAGTGGTGTTGAAGGCAAACTGTTGCGTGAGTTTTCTTGTATGATGGTTTGCGCATTGCGACTAGCATCACCATAGCGCACAGGCACACGCAACAGCGTGGCAGCGTTTACTCCGTCGTTTTCATTGGCATACTCTACTTGAAAGCCTGAAAAGATTCTTGTGAACTGCAACAAGAATCTGCGTATTTGTTCATCGTAAAAAAATTGCTGAATTTTAATTCTCCTGGTTAGGTGCCAGGCGGTAAGAACCCACCTTGGTCACCGTTGTCTGCACGTGGTTTAAGTATCTCGCTCAGGCTCTGACGACTTGGAATGTTGCCCAAGTCTTTGGTGTTTACTGTGGCTGTGTTATTTACGAAGCCACTGCGCAGTGTTTTATTTGTTGGACCGTTGTTGAGATCTGTTCTTACTTTTTCGTCAACTTTGACCCATCGCAATCCGTCATATCGAAACAAGCGATTGGGTTTGTAGTCTAATCGCAGTATATACGCCCCCACCACAGGATTAGGCGGAAAGTTCACTGCAGATGTGACCGGAAGTCCGTTGGGCGCAACACCACCACCAGTAAGATAACCAGCTGCGTAGCCTTCGCTGGTTGGCGTGGTATTCATGCCACCTTGTGTGCCATCCACTGTGACATTGCCATCAGTGCTGAGACTTGTGGGATTGCCTGGTTCTCCTGTTGGCGTAGTAGACTCAAGATACAACACAGTATTATCATACCCTGACAACGGAACTTCTGCATCTGCTTGAGCCAAGATAGCATCATTGATTTCGTAGTCTTTGTTACGGGTTCCCTGTATGTCGCTGATAGTGGCAGGATCATATGATGCCCAAAAATCTGTATTGGTGATGTCTGTGCCAGCAGGCACATTGCCTTGTGCTTGGTAATAAGTGTTGCCGTAATTGACAATGGTATTTGAAGGATAAAAATTACCTGGATCCCAGATGTTTTCTTGCACAAGGGGCTTGTTGGTAATGGTGTTGAACTCTTGCTGGTCCTTCATTGGTGTGCATTTCACACGCCACAAGTGGGGCAACCAAGTTACTGAAAATCCTTCACTGGCGAAGTCTGCGTCTTGTATCACATAGTATCTGGGCAAGGCTCGGGGGATATTTTGATTCAGCGGATGGTAATCTTTCAAGTTGGGGATCTCAATAACATCACCGTTCATGAGTTTGCGACCAAATGTGTCAATCATGGTGTTGTAATGAAACGTCATGAATATGGTGTCGTTGTTGAGGAACAGGCCAAACTGTGTTAGGTCAAAGTCCACATCTTGTGTGTTGTAAACACCGCGCATGATATACACATCAGGATCATAAATTCTATCACGGTTCTCTAACAACAGCAAGTCCTGAATGTTCAGCACATCCACTGTTTCGTATGTGGGCTGAGTGGCATCAAAATTTCCACTTAGTGCTGAGTCATCGCCACCCGATTGTGGACCCATGTATTTGTGAATGTAGATATCCAATCCGCCCACAGTGTACATTTCACGTATGGTGCGGTCCAAAAATTGATAGTCTCTGGTGCGGTTGGGGCGGTATAGGGATAAGCGTGGCATGTTATATTTATAGCACTTTGGGTTTACATTTGCTGGGGTTGACCAATAATTGCCAAAATGCTATAATATGGACTTAACAACAAAGGAGCCAACAATGAGTGATTTAGTTACAGATTTGCACAGTGAGATGATTAACAGTGTAGCACCAAATTACAATATCAATTATGAAGCAGAGGCTCTTGCTAGTTTTGAAGCCTCAGGCGATGACTTGATGGAAGCACTTGAGACTCGGGCTACAGACTTTATTGCAGAGACAACTGGGGCAGATGTGCGTGAGGACTTGGGTGGGCTCACTGTATTTTTCCGTGGTAATACTTTGGTTGCATTTTATGATTACGAGCAATTTAAAGGGCATGTGTTCTAAAACCCTGAGCCCGCAAGGGCTTTGGGTTGACCAATAATTGCCATTCTGCTATAATTACATATAATTTAAGGAGCCCACATGAACGCAACACGAGCCGCTGTCCGGCCAATGAACCCTCGCAGTCCTGATACCAAATACACAGGACTAGAACCCACATGGCGTGTGCAACCCACAGACGATCGCACCAGCCAACTCAGTGCTGCCTTTTCGTGGTATAACTATTTTTATGGCAAGAAAGATGCTCGCGAAATGCTGGTAGCATACTTGGAGCATCATGGACGCAAAGCAGATGTCCGTGCCCTCAAAGGAGTGCCAGATTCAGCAGTTCGTTTGACCACGGCATGGTTGTGCCGCATGAGCATGGTGGGACTGGAACTCACAGACACTGAGCAAGTGAGACTAGAAGGTTACATACAAGAAATTCTAAAAGCCCGCGAACCCGAAGTAGCAGTGGTAGAAGCCGTACCTGTGGTGGTCAAGCCCAACATTCAAGATCGCCTGCGTGAAAAGGTATCAGAATGTGCTGGCGAATTGGACGGCATGTTTGATGAGTTTGTTGTAAACGGCGCCAAGATGAGTGCAGACTACAAGCCTATCACAGTTATACGTGGCTTAAATGTAGCACCGCAAATGATTTCGGACATTGCCAACTTGTGGAAACACAAACTTGCAGAATTTGAAACTGT